ACGTCAAGCTCATCCCAATCATTGGCACAGACAAAAAGGAGCGCCTCTGTCCTATGCCAGCCTAACCAGCCGCGCACGCTACCATCAAGTGGGGACTCTACATCCCCCTTTTTGGAGCCCGCGGTTGTTCCTTTCCACTTGCCACTAACCACACTATGAAAAACAACAAACCACTCGTTGCCACTCAACGTGAGTTCGATGCCGCCAAAATAGTATTTGCTTGCATCGTCGGCGTTCAACTCATCACATTCATTGTAATCATCAACCAAATACTATCATGACACAAAACTTAAAATGCTTCATATCCACTGTTGCAATCCGTAACGGAGATTACGAAACACTAACCAATTACTGCTTCAAAGCCGCCGACGAAAAGTCAGCAGAATATTTTATAACCAAATTCTTCGACACAGAAAACAACTACTCGGAACAACAAGCTGAACTAGAGAGCTTAATAGAAGTAACCAAAGACGAATACACAATACTAAACAAATATATCTAACCAATAATAACCACACACATAACTAAACATGAAAAAACAAACATACACACTACAAGTAACCTGCAACGCATATCAATTCAGCAAGATTCAGCGTTTTATCAAAGAACTCTTACCAAAGAAAAACAAGCCTGAACGCTTAATTGAGCAATACGGCAAACAATGCGAAAAACTAATCAAGCAAGGCTACAAGCCCAAACACATCTACAAAGTTATCAAAAACACGCGCAATGAAACGCAAGACTCGGTAACCATACCAGATATATACGCTCTCATCAACAACATGGGATACAAACGCACATACACTAAAAACAAATAACCACATAACCACGTATACATATGAACGAAAAACAACTAAGAGATTACTTGTTCCTTTACCACTACAAGCCATCAGCTGTTCAAGAAGCCATCAAACCACACACTGACTATCAAGACTATAGACAAAATTGGTCTCCCGACAGTGAAGATATCGTCGTAACTTTTGGCGCTAAATCTGGTCAAAAAGTTCCCCTTCTTGATACTATATTATTCAGACTTCGCGCTTGTGCAAACCAAGAGCGTGACTATGATTGGTATTACATCCACAAATCAGAAGTATTCAGATTCAATCTACATCGCAGTCTTTCTGAAAACATGCCAAACTCATATTTGATATGCCTTCATGCAGAAGACAATAACCCTATTCACCCAGATGACATGGTTCTTACCTACTGCAACAGATGGCTTCCTAAAAACCAATGCGTTACTCTTTCACCTCAACATTATGGAGACGACCCAGACAACGCAGACGAACGCCCAATCTATCAATACAGAGGCGACGTCAGAACAACTTACGATGACCAAATCATTTGTAATTCTCACGCTGTCTTGTGCGAAAGTGACCACAATTGGTATCACGAAGATGAAGCAGGCTCTATCCTACAATACAACGACTGTCGTGACTACTATGTTCATCCAGACGACGACAACGTCCGCTGGTGTATAGATATTGACCAATACACCTTAGTAGATGACTGCTATTACTGTCACCTAGACGGAGAGTTCTACTACTACGAAGGCAATCTACCAAACCGTGACCACACACAAACTATCCAAGACTATCACTGCGGCGTAGAGCCATACTACCACTGCTTGCCACTCGACCAAACCATACCTTTATCTAAATACACTATCGGTTTCGAAGTAGAAAAAGACTGCCTCGACAATGGCGACCAAGAAGCTGGCTCTTTAATTGAGCAACAACCACTATTCAGCCATTGGGAAACCGACAGCTCATGCGGTATCGAAGGCATCACAAACGTCTATTCACTAGACAACTATGAAAAATTCTTCGATGACGCCTGCGACAGCAAATACATAGACCTAAACACCAACAATAGATGCGGCGGTCACATCAACTTCGCACACCGCGAAAACAAAATGCAATACTGGCACATCCGTCCTTGGCTTGGTCTCATCTTCTCTATGTGGAAAAAACGATTAACCAATCAATACGCAAGCTGTAACAAAAAGCTTAATCCATATCGTGGCACTGACCATCACTACGGCGCTCTCGTAGAAAAAGGCAGATTACGTAGCAACACTAGGTTCGAACTACGATTACCTAACAGAGTCAAAGACCGCGCATGTATCCTACGTCGCTTCAAACTTATGCAAGCTCTAGCAGAGTGCATAGAACACTACATGAATGAAGACTTCACTTGGATGACTGCTTCTTACGATGACAAAATTCAAGGCATACCTAACTGGATGGATACTACAGACGAAGACGCCAAATCATGGTGCATCAAAATCGAACAGCTTCTATCCAACATCAGCGCACCAACACAAGCACGCACTCGCTTCTTCGTAGAAAAAGCAAAAGACATGCTATTCGGTGGCTATGCAGAACCAAACCACGTGCGTGTTCTAGCTTACGCATACGCTTTCCAAAGCTATATCGACGAAGAACAACCTTCACACTCAGTCACACAACTAACTAATTCTTACATCAACTAACCATGGATAAAAACAAAAACATAAAAACATTATTCCTAGACGGCAATATTAAACTCGCACTGCAATGGTTCAAAGACAACGATATACCAGCCAACGAAGATGACGGAAGCATTTACGTCTCAGTAGGTGAAGGTATCGAAGTTCAAATATCAACTGCCGAAATTGATTGGAGAGCCGACCAACAAATTAACCAATCCTAACCACACAATACACACAATACTATGTGCTTAATAATACACAAACCAAACGCGGACACTATCATACCGCAACATATCCTCGACAATGCAGAATCCATCAATCCAGACGGCTTTGGTATTGTTTACACTGACACCAACGAATGTATCCGCACTATGGATTACAACCACGCTCACGAGCTTGTCATAACCAAACGTCCATTCGTTGCTCATTATCGTTTCGCCACACGCGGCGCAGTAGACAAAGCTACTTGCCATCCTTACCACGTCCAAGACCTCATACGTCTGTTCAGTAACGGCACTGTTGCCGACCTTGGTGACAAAGACACTTGTGACACCGCAGTTGTCGCGGGCTATCTCAAAGCCTTCAAACAAGATACATGGGAACCTATGCTAAGCATGACCGACACTAGATTCGCTATCACATATCCAGACGGTAGTGTATCGCGCTACGGAAAATGGCACGAAAAAGACGGCGTGTTCTATTCCAAAAACAACTGCTTCCATACCAGACAATCCACCATTGGTTACCACTATGGTAAAACCTACACACCTACATACAAAACGTATGAAGATTACTGGGACAATGACGACTACTTATACACCGAACAATATGACATGTCTGACACATCCAGCGTATATGACGACCAACCTATTGCCGACCTATACGACTGGCAGGACGTTAACCTCGTAGCTGTCTACGGCACACTCAAGTCTGGCTTCAGCAACCATTCAGTTCTAGGTAACTCTAGCCTAGTCGGTGTTGGCAAAACTGTCAGCAAGTATGCAATGCAAAAATCAGGTATACCTTACGTATACGAACACGAACATCGTGACCAAATCAATGTAGAAGTCTACGAAGTTCACGACGATAACGTCCGAGTATCACTAGACCACCTAGAGTCTCACCCAAATTTCTATGAACGTAAACTAACCGACATAGAACTCACCGATGGTAGCGTCCGCACCTGCTGGCTCTACTTCGCTCAAACAAAACCCTACAAAAACATGGAATATATACAAACATACTGATAAAATCATAGCTTATACACTAATCACGATTAACATTAGCTTATTTGTAATTATAGTATACTTATCGGCTAAATAACCACACAAGCTCAGAGATACTCTCTCTGGGCTTTTTTTCTGCTATTCCAAACACACCTGGTATACCCTTGCACTCGTCGATGTCTTGCCCACCACTATCACGTTTGCCTGTTTTTTATGCAACAATAATGTTGTAATATATCCTTTGTCCCGCTTTTAAATCCTTCGTCACATTTTACGTAAGGTTTCAAAAAGAAGCTGTCTTTTTAAAAACTTTTTTCTTGCATACGTTTAAAAACCTGTGATTCTAGTGTTGTATGACTACAATAACACACACAAGAAACAGCCAATATCGCAACCTTTATCGTGCGGTTTCTGTCGCCACTAAGTTTACAACACAAAAAGTATGGGAGAAAGAAACCAAAAAGCTCGTAGATGTTGGTTACGCCGAATTCTGGACTAAACGAAATCGGAAAGCGCCTTGGGTATCAAAAGATACAGTGGGCTCCTTTGATTTAATTGAGAAGGAAGGATTAAAATGAGCGTAAGACAAAACGGCAACAAGTTTATGGCTGACTTTATGTCTAGCGGAGTGCGACATCGTAAGCAGTTCCCTACTTCAGAAGAGGCATACGCTTGGGAAGCAGAACTAAAGAAACGCATTAGACTTAATATGCCTTATCAAGAGCTACTCGACGCCAAAGACGGTAAGATTACTATTGATGAGTTACTGAGTAAGACCTTTGTGCGTTATTGGGAAGACACCGCAAACGAGTCCACACAGCTAGGTAATATTCGTCTTATCAATGAGTTCTTCGGAGCTACCCAGCCAGTAGATAAAATAAACACATCTTCTCTTGACGAATTTATAGGAACAATGGAGCGTAAAGGCTTAGCGGCCTCTACCATCAACGGACGTCTTGCAACGGTTTCTAAGGCTCTCACCTACGCACAAGACAGGGGCTACATAAACAGCCGACCTAAGATTGAGCGTAAGAAAGTTAGCAACCAACGCCTACGTTTCTTTACTGAAGAAGAAGAGTATGAAATGCTTGAGGCTTTGCGTGCCGACGGGCGTAATCACTTTGCCCACTTCCTTGAGTGGAGCATCGACACAGGTATGCGTCCTATAGAGTCTCGTAATGTGTCTCAGGCGTCTCTTCGTGAAGACCCAGAGCTAGGTTACCTTATTGACCTGCGTAAGACCAAGAACGCTTACCCACGTACCATTCCGTTAACCAAAAGAGCGCACTTTGCGTTCACTTATTTATCGGCTACTGAATTTATGCCCTTTGCCCAGTTCACGGAAAGTAACATCCGTAAGAACTGGAGGTTCGTCCGTGAGACTATGAATGATGTAGACCCAGAGTTTGTCTTCTATTTGACACGGCACACCTGTGCGTCACGCTTAGTCCAACGTAATGTACCACTTCATGTGGTTAAAGAATGGATGGGACACCGCACCTACGAGATGACCCTGCGCTACGCCAAGCTGACGCCTAGGAATTTTCTTGACGCTAAGGTCGCATTAGAACAAGCTCTCTAGTTTTATGAGAACATCAACACTACTAACTAAACTAATCAAAAAACATGCCATCAAAACAGGTAAACCACTCGCTGTTCAAACCAGACGCCGACGCCGTTCTTACAAGAGGGCTAAACGCAATGACAAAAGCGTGTGATTCATTATCAAAACAAAACGAGCAGTTACTTAAAGACATTGAAGGTCTAAAACGTAAAATTGCGCGACTCCAAGAGCGTGTAATTATAGATAATAAGTGACAATACACTGACAAACTACGTCACTGGTAGCAATTAGTGACAAATTTCTTAAAAAGAGGTAAAATTAGACAGGCTGAAATTATGTTTTAAAAATAGCAAGTTAAATGGTGGGCGACCTTGGAATCGAACCAAGCGTGCGTCTCCGCGAGGGAGTTACAGTCTCTCGAAAAAGTCGAATCGACGTAAGCCGTTGATTTTTTAGATAATAATTTCAAACACATATCCGTTGCTGACAGCAGTTTACTGTTGCGTAGTGACAATACACTGACAAATATCTGAGCATGAGCGAGTTAACACAATCGGAGCTAAACGAGGACATGACCACACTAGGCGTAGGCAGATACCGAGCCAAGGTTGAGTCAGCGAAAGCTCGCGGGGCTGAACTACAGACACCCTACGGTCAACGATTGATGAGAGCCGCTTTGCCTGACCTCAACAAAGCTATTAAGAACTGGCAGGAATCCCTATCAAGAGTAGATAATAAAGCACGATTCCAAATAGAGACGCAAGACCTAGACCCCAAGGTTCTAAGTTTTCTCTCAATCAAAGCTCTACTCGACTGCATTACGCAGAAGAAGACGTTAGCCAGTGCGTCCATCTTTTTAGGCAAGTTGATTGAGGATGAATTGCGCTGTCGCTTTCTAATCGAAAACAACGAAGAAAAAGGGCAGGGCATCATCCTCGGTGCTGTAAGACGCAAAGGCACAGCCGCCAAGACTAGGCATATACGTTCCTCAATGAAACACGAAGCCGACAAAGGTTTGATGGATGCTTGGGAACCGTGGTCACACAGAGATAAGCTCAACATGGGGTTAATTATGACTGAGCTTGTCCGTGTGTCCACAAACCTTATCGAATACACCTACATACTGGAGAAGAGCCGTAAGCGCCCTACACGTTACATCAGTGCCACTCCAGATACTCTTCAATGGATTGAGGAGTTTAATGACCACAGAGAATTTATAGAACCCTTCTGGCTACCTACAGTAGAACTGCCAGCCCGTTGGACAAACATTTGGGATGGTGGTTACGACCACAAGGAATCCTATCTACCTAAAGTTCCGTTTATCAAAACGAACAACATGGACTACCTTCGGACTATCACGGGCGCACTGCCTGAGCCGATGGAAGCAACTAATCTAATCCAGCAGACACCTTGGGCAATCAATGACAAGGTAATGCAGGCGATGGAGTGGTGTTGGGAAAATAATGTCATAGTGGACGGACTTCCTAGCCGTGAACAGGAAGCTCTCCCTCCTGTCCCAATAGACTTTAAAGAGAATAAAGAGTCCAACACCACTTGGAGAAGGCAGGCGGCTAAAGTATATAACTCACGGCTCTCTAATACCAGTCGTCGCCTTCTCGTTTCGAAGATACTTTACGTTGCTAAAAAGCTTTCTGGTAATCGTTTCTTTTATCCATCACACGTAGATTTCCGTGGGCGTGTTTATAACATACCTGCCTTTCTTGGCATCCAAGGCCCAGACATCAGCCGTGGTTTATTACAGTTTCACCGACCAGCACGCATTAAAGCTGACGAGGATGTAAAGTGGTTAGCTATCCAAGGTGCAAATACTTTCGGCAACGACAAGCTTACATTAGACAAGCGTGTAGAATGGGCTGAGAGCTTCTCTAAGGACGCTATAGCTATCTACGAGAGTCCTACCACTAATCTTATATGGATGGACGCTGACGAACCCTTCCAGTTCCTTGCGTGGTGCTTTGAGTGGGGTCAGCTACGTAAGACAGGTAAGCTAATGACACAGCTTCCTGTAAATTTAGACGCATCAAACAATGGTCTTCAAATCCTATCTATGTTGATGCGGGACGAATATGGAGCCAAAGCAACAAATGTACTCACAAGTGATTCACCTGAAGATATTTACAGAGTTGTCTCTGACTCCATCTTAGCAAAACTCAAGGGCGATACTCACCCTTACGCGGAAAAATGGATTAAGTTTGGCATCAACCGTAAGCTGGCTAAACGCCCTACAATGGTGTGGCCTTACGGCGGTACGTTCTACTCCTGCCGTGATTATGTTGACGAATGGTATCAAGACACCTTGCGTAAAACACGATGCGCCAACCCGTTCACAGAGGATGAGCGTTACAAAGTTACTGGCTACCTCAGTAAACTGACGTGGGCTTCAATTAACGAAGTCCTCGACAAACCAAAGGACTG